CGGACTTCCAAAAAGTGGAAAACCACTCAGTGACAATCCTGGTCTATTTGCCTTAGCCAATCTATTCTATGACACCATTATCATTGGATCCCCCAATCTTATCATTGGAAAAAATACAATAGACGGTCAACCCTCCACCTTTCAACAATACATCACATTTATGACAACACTATCAAAACAATATACAATAGGTGATAAACCACTTACTCCACAAGAAATGGAAGAGAAAGGTCTCTCTGGCATTATCAATGAACGTGATAAAAAAGCTTGCCCTACAGCGAATGAAATTCCATTAACACCCCAAACTACCTCAAAGGTGCATGCCATTGTAAAGTCCATGTTTCAAATGCAAGTCGAACATGCTGCAAAATGTTCTACCATTATTTCTATGTTATTTACTATTACTACTGATCCTACAACTAAGAAACCAATTATGTTTAAATTAAATAATAATCTCATTAATAAAGGATTTCCTGAATTAGAACGTATCAATCGCGAGGCAAGAAATATTCTTGTGGCATATTATACCAATTGTGAAAATAAATATTGGGATGGTATGAAATTTGTATTAACAGATCAAAAAGAAAAAATACAGGCAGACGCTCAAACAAAAGCGAAGGCAGCCGCCCTACAAGCACAAATCATCGCATCAAAAGAAAATAGCAACAGAGCGAGGGCAGAATACGAAAGAAAGAAAGCAAAAGCAGAAGAAGACGCAAAAATAAAAGATATTTACGCAAGAGCAGCTCTTTCAAGAGCAGAAGCAGAAAGAGAAATAGCAGCAAAAGCAGCAAAGAAACAAGAAATAGTCACTGGAAAACTTCCTGTCGTTGGAAAACCTCCTGTCGCTGAAAGACCACGTGTCGCATTTAGACCATAAAATGATTAATCCAATAAACACATAGATATATCCATGGCAATATTTGTAGACCATTGATATGTGTACCAATGAAAGGTTCCATCGTCGATCCATGTCCCATTTTTAATGGGATAGTATGCTCTGTTCGAACAGAGGGTCCAATCCAAAGAATTCTTTCCCGTCCATCGTTTATTCATCCATACATAATCAAATAAAGGCAATGTATTCGTCAGTGCAATCGCAGCCTCTTCCCGTATTTCCTCTGTCACCACCGAACTTTCTAACCATGCAGTACACCATCCCATATGCCCTCTCTTCTCCTTATCTATCCTCTGATACGTATCCTGAAAACATGCTACAATCATATGAAATCCTTTCTTATACAATCTCCACTGCTGACCAAGCCCCTTCTCATTACGAATAATACACACCTGTGGATAAATACGATGATACACATCGATAAAACGATGCGCCTGCTTTGTGGATAAGATACGAACATGTGGATTTGCCTGTTGAGCATGTATGCGACGAAACACATATTGCCCTGAATACAAAGGAGTATGTGCAATCGGCAAATAGAATCCTTCTTTTAGAAACATGGCAAATGGTTGTCCATTCGCCGTTGCATATCGTTGAAGCTCTGTCAATAAATAATCACCTACACCTCTTTTCCGCCATTCAGGATGAATACAAAATGCATCCACACGATGAATCGACGGATCATTCTCATTCACCATCAACTCACCCACATACCTATAACGTATCGTTCCCACTAATCGACCACCCTTTTCACGAGCCAAGAAGAAATAATCCGTTTTGCCCAGAAGATGTGATTCAGGAATATCAAGAATCGGTGTATGAGGTGGATTCCCAAAATAATTCCGTACATACTCCCTGATTTCTGTCAAAATTGGTAAAGGGGTCTGACTCGTTACACGTACTGCATCAACACCCGTGGGAGAAGGGATCGCATGCTTCTCTATGAGTAAGGATTCAAACGGTTTTGTTATAAAATCATGGATGTAAGAAAACCAAAAGACCATTATATGGTATTATGGTTTGACTACTTAAATACTGTATCCCTTTATTGATAAATGACTTCTAAAACAATTGGTCATACACTATTTGTCACCGATGTTATGAGCGATTAAGTGATCATCCTAGTCGTACATACGGGCATAAAGAAAAATAGAGTATAAACTTTCTTTTATGATGAATAGAACATGGAAGAGAGTACACAATATTCAACCGCATTTTCCTATGATGAATCCATTCGCGAATTTAATCAATGTCGTTATGAGGGTGCATCCTATTCACTCTACCACATCTGGAATCATCTACTCCATTTGATTTGTCGATGTGCAAGGGCACCTAAAGAATCTAGATTCACACACCGCCCTTCACATGCCTGATATACAACGCTGCAATATCAGGGCACCATCTCGGATTCAATCGTGTCGTTCGCGGATCAAACCATGCAACCGCATTTTTCTCTTTTCGATCACGCTTCCATCGCTCAAATCCTGCTGGATGCTCCCTAATCCATTCAAATGTATCAAATGATTGTTTAATCTGTTCTGGCGTAAGGAATCCTTGAAAAAGGTGATATTGAAAATAGGTACCAGGTTCATAATCAGTTTCCTGAGATTGAAATACCAGTCCTGTGTGCTTTAGTTTCCTAACATCAGTAATATGGGATTCTTCTTCTGTTTCTCGCAACACGTTCTCTTTTAATAATTCAAGAACCGATTTGCATTTATTGGATGCTTTCATTTCCTTTCCTTCCATTTGCCCTTTTGGTGGTTCCCAGGCAGCGGATCCCATGCGTTTCTTTCGATCTTTTACCACCAAAAAATGCCGATTTTGAAAAGGTTCTGAGATGGGATGAAGAAAAATACAAGAACGCAAATACACACGCCATCCTTCTGTAGGATGCTCCACATAGGCGTATGATTTAGTAGGATCAAAAGGAAGCCGCTCACTACCCCGTATTAATCCTTTTTGAAAGACATCAAATAAAGGTATTTCCGACATCTGACCTATCTTTACTATTTATAATTATTTGCTATCAATAGTAATCATGCGTACTTTTAGAAAAGAAGCTCTCTTTCGTTTCATCAAAATCATGGATATCGGATATGTTGTTATTATTTATTTTATGGTCGGCATTGCCCTTGCCAAACTAACCGATCTTCTATTTGGAGCCTATGATCCAGAAGCAGATCAAAAGAAATCCACAACCCGATTATGTATTGAAATCGTTGGTATCATATGGTTCAATCTTATTATTTTCTATATTGCCAGAAATATCATACAATGGATTCCCTCTCCCTTACATGGTATTTATGGCTATGATCATTATCGCCTCAAAGAATTAAGTGATAGTACTGTATTCGGCGCATCCTATATCTATTTTCAAACAAATTTGCGAAGCAAGTTTGATGATCTAAATAAACGTATGACTCTTACAGAAGGAGTAGTCGCAGAAAATCTATCAATCTCATTCTGAATTTCTCGTAAAAAAAAGTAAAAATCCATATTGAAAGGAAAGGGGAATCAAATCTACATATTTCGTATACGTCCATCCATTCTTCACCGCTTTCTTAATAATATCTGCCATACTCGGCATGACCATAGTATGTTTTTGGCGACGAACCGAACCATCTTTAAAACGAAAGGTTTCACGAAATTCTGCATGAGGATCATTTAATTCAAATATGGCTTCATAATCAAACTTATCAAATACTGCCTTCGATGTAGTGATTCGCTCCTTTGAATAATTTTGCGGAGAAATTCCAACCCATGGATTACTACAATCGAGAACAGGTACAAATTTATATTTATTGACGACTTCAATCGCTAAGCATCCACCTGGTTTGACCCATAGTGCCAAATTGCGAAATAAATTGTCCAAATCTGGAAAGTAATAAATCGTAAAATACAAGAGACACGCACTAGAAAATTCAGCTGCTGCCGCAGCACCAGGTCCAATCAGATCTGCTGTCCGAAATTCTACATCCTGTTTCTGCGTATCCGTTAAAGTTGTACTTGGTAGTGTCGTACCTTTCGCATAACGAATCATGGCAGGACTCTTATCTATTCCTACACTATGTCCAGCACCCAGCTTTGCAAACGTACATGTTGCAATACCAATTCCACATCCCGCATCCAAAATCGTCAATTGGTTTTTAGGTTCATGCCTCGTAAATTCCTCCATACAAATCGCAGCTTCGGCTTGAATCAAATTCTCATTCTGTGTCAATTTCGTAAAAACCGATCCATAAAAATCATCAAATAATTCATCATTTCCTAGCCATTGATATTTCGATTTGGATGCTGCTGATTCCGTCACAAATCCTTCACTCACCGTATAATAATCCAATGTTGTCAATTTATCCATTGATAAAATGATAAGATAATTGACAATGATCAGAAGAAGTGTCACCATCAGAACCGTTTGCCACGTATCAAAGGTAAATAGAGTGAGAAAGCACGCCAGAATAATAATGGCGGCATAAATAATGAATTTGTGAAAGATTTCTTCCATCCTACTTTCTCTATCAGTTATGTACGGATTTTCTAGTCACACGCTTTTTCTTTGAAATACGACGACACGTAATCGCATTCTTTTTATGTCCACAATCACTTGAATAACCCGCTATCTTCTTACAAATAGAAGTATAAGGATCCTTGAATCGTGTATCCATCCTACATCGCATCCTCCATAGCCAATTCATTGTTGATTTCCGACAAGTAAGAGTCGGTGGACACTCCTTTTCTGCTTTTTCCCAATGAGATGCCATAGGACGAGGCAATACAGCCGGAAGAAAGACCCAAAATCGCCTAAACCAATACATTCGCCATTTCATAGGAAGGACATTCCATTTATTTCGTTCACAATGCTTTTTACACTGAAAAACTTCCTTGGGACAATTGGGCATCGGCAACGAATGACGTGATGTTTCCTTCGGATGATGATAACCCACCGCAAATAGAAAATCCCATACCTGTACCATTTGCTGCTCCCATGGACATTGTAACATTTGTTCATATATTTTTGTTACATAGGCAAAGGATGGATTAGTATGAGGATAGATTCCTTGACTGCGCAATTTATGATTGACACAATTATGAATCGTATAGAGCCATTTTTTGAGATCCAGAGTGGGAGTGATCCCCATGTTCTCGATTTCAAAAGGCTGCACGCGATAATAATCAGTGAGTGAAGTTCGGCAAAATTTACAGGGTAGAATATAGGGAATGGTCTCGAAAAATCGTGCATATGTAATAGCATTTGTTGCAGAATACGTATAATCAAATGATATGAGATGGAGCAATTTCCATCCTGATGGACCCCAAAATCGTGTGTCCATTTCTCTATCATTTTCTAAGATTAATATATCATATCATGAGTGATTGATGTGATATAGTAAAAAAGATGGGTTCGTTATATTATACTTTGCCAAACGCGCTAAAACTCAAAGGTGCCAAATATGGTCGTACCAATGAATCATTTTGAATTGCCTCTTCTGCCTTACATTTCACAACAGCCGGGGGACAAGAGGTACGCGGGCATGGTGCACAAGAGGGACACTTAGTCGGCTCAGGGCATTTCACCTCAGGGCATCGTGGGCGCGGGCAGGGCGGGCATTCTCCTTTTGCTTTCTGACACTTGGAGCAGTCTAAAATCACAGGATTCTGCTTAGGAATGGATGCTTTCAGGACATAATTGCTTAGATCGGGGACGGGAGGGCATTCGCTCTTTAGAATATAATTACTCATATCAGGTAAAGCAGGGCATGGAGGAATAGAGCTCTTCAGCACATATTTACTCATGTTTGGCTGCTTACATTCAGGGCATGCCGGATGAACTGGACGAGGAGAGGGTTTGGGGCAGCCACATGGAGATGGTTCTCCGCAGCTATCACAAGCACCACTGTAATTTTCAAAATTTTCTTGCTTTAACCATTTTGAGCAAAATAGTCCAATTGCGAGACCAATCACAAAAATTCCTGCTATATGAATTAATGAACTTGTCATTCTGTTGGTCACCTACTTTTTAAATGGTAATAAATATGGAAAAATGGTATGACATTTTATGATATTGTTTCCCGAACGAAAATAATATCCTCAAATTGTCCTAATACAATATTCATTGCCACCATTTTCCCATTACGAATGCGTTCTGAATATTCTGCTTTTGAACAAATGTAATATCTCGCAAAATACGTATGTAAATCTTTTGTATCCATGATGTATTTTTGAATAAAGAGATACGCACCCTCTTCTGATGGAAACGTACCAAGCACCTGCCGTTCATGAAAAGGGTGATCCACCGCGCGCATAATAACTTCTGATTCCACCACATATTCGGCACCCATGATTCAAATCCTATTGATGGCGACTTTATTTTGCGATTCGCCATCCTGACCAATCCATTGGGGGGCATCCACACGTCACAGGTAGACTAGGATCCATGGTTGCCTGTAAACGCGTACAAATCATACGCGCATATCCTTTCCATGAAAAATCATCGGATACTTTTGTTTGAGGAGGCATGATCCCATAATCAGACGACTTGAGTCCTCGCTTCTTGACTTGTTGTTCAATGTCATTTGCACGCTTCTTCCAATCAAAATGCGATGGTCCACGACCCGCATCCATTGGTAATGGTGCCATCTGATCTGTTACATTTCTCCCTGAATCCATTGGAGTAAACTTTGCATTTGAAATATTGTCTAAATCTGCCATAGATGGAAATCCTGTCTTATCAATGGTAGATGATAATAAATGTCCCTTTTCCATAGAACAATTATTATTTGACCCTTTCTTTGCTTCTCGTGGCGATGTATATTTCACATTAAAGGAAGCACTCACACCATTGACAATCGTATCCATATATTTGTCCACCAAACGATTGATTTCTCGTGTCGTTTCAGGATCTTTCTGAAGATTGGGTGGTAATAGATTCGCCAATTCAGGAGAAAGTCCATATGTCTTAATCAAATTGGGCAATGGGTCACTTGGTTTTCCTAAAATGGGGTACGCCTTGTCTACATCTGACTTCATAATCGGAATTCCAGCAGCAGGTAGTGTATTTGCCTCAACTTGCATTAAAATCGTTTCCACGTCAGACTTCATTTTTGCCAATTCAACCACACGTGCATTTACAATCGGATCCGTCGTTCCACTTGCTGATAAACGTATACTTTCAGCATCCACTCGTTTTATGAATTTTTTTAAATCCTCTGGTGTGGCAAGCTGCCCATTTTCATTTGCATGTTCTAGCTCCGCCATACGGGTCGTTTCTGCGCTTGATCTCTTTCTGGCATTCACTTGAGACGCCCTTAACGCAGGATCCATCGCATTATTTGTAAACCCTTCTACTGGCTTTGTAAATTGATAAATCGGACCTTGAATAGGACCAGCAGTTCCAATCAATCGTACTTCACGTTGTAAGAACGCAAGATTGGACGAAATCTCATTCAAATGTGATAATGTGATAGTGGGCTGAATTCCTGGATTACGATTGAGAACTTCTACTTCACTTTGTAAGCTATGAAAATCACTACGCGCAGTTTGTAGTGGCAATTGAATCGTTGGGTCAGATCGTTCCGCAATCTCTTGTGCCTCAAATGCGAGAAATCCCTTAAGAAGTTCCAGAAGATTGATTAACTGTTGACGGTTCGCCTTAATGAGAGTGGTGTCCTGATACGGTAAAGGAGATGCCACAGCAATCTGTTCATAAGGAGCATGTGGCAGCAGACCAGGTAGCATAGATGGTTCCGCACCACAATCACTAAAGATGGAACCATTGGAAGCCATAGTAGGTGCCATAGTAGGTGCCATAGTAGCCGGGGGAGAAGGTAACATAGATGGAATCTTATTTACTGGTATATTCACTTCATGTGATGGTGAGGTATTCATTGGATTAAATCCTTCCTTCGTCGCTGTAAAAGAATACACGACAAGTAAGACAAAAAGTAATAATAAGAACGCAAACATCCTACTTTCTTCTCTTATCTTTTATTTCATTATTTATCTGCTCTGGATCAACATCCATGTCTATCCAGAGCAAATATGTACGATGACTATTCTTATTTTTTATAGGTGGAACGACTATATTCTGCTCCTTGTGCCTGAAAGGGTGTCATATCCTCCTCTTCCTCCATCGTACTCTGTATACCATTGGATGGGTTTGCTAAGTATTCTCTTATTCTTTTTTGTATGTTTGCCAATACGACAGATCGTACATCGTCATTTACAGGACCGACTGGACCGACTGGACCCACTGGACCCACTGGACCGACTGGACCCACTGGACCGATTGGACCGACTGGACCCATTTTTCCTTCAAGACCGATTGGACCAGCAGGACCCACTGGACCCATTTTTCCTTCTGGACCGGCTACTCCTGGTGCCCCTGATGCTCCTGGTGCCCCTGATGCTCCTGGTGCTCCTGCTACGCCTGCTGGACCTCTCTCACCTGCTGGACCTGCTACGCCTGCTGGACCTCTCTCACCTGCTGGACCTGCTACGCCTGCTGGACCTCTCTCACCTGGGGGACCTGCTGGACCTGCTGGACCTGCTGGACCGATCATAGACGTTGGAGTGGGTCGGGTGGATGCCACCGAAGATGTCACTTCCGCCGCTGTGAGCGCTCGATCAAACATCCGAAAATCATAGACGGTCATATTGGGATAGGGATCCGACGTCCAGTTGCTCTTCCCCAAAAAGAAATGGGGATAGGCTTGAAGGGACAGCGCTTTGGACCCTGTTCCTTCCACTACTCCATTAAGATAGAGGGTATGCTGTCCAGAGGGCTCAATCGTCCATGCTACATGATACATCGTGTGGAGCGCTAATGGAGTGCGACTAACAATCTCCATCGGGCTCCACACGTTCGAATGATAGCAATGGAGTCTTCCATCCGCATTAAAGGCTAGAACTGTAGCCGTGGGAGGAGAAGGTGTGGTCGTTCCCATATCAAAGAGGCGCGACCATTGGGCAGGGAGAGCCGTTCCTGTAAGAACAATCCATGTGCTAAAGGTAAGACCCGTTGCCTTAGGGGTAAAGGAAGGCATTATTTCATATCCTGTCCCTGTACTAGTTACATGAACATTCTTAACGATATTAAATGCTCCTGGTATTGTTGGTGCATCAACAAATCCCTCTGTTCTTGATAAGAACAGAACCGTGATGATTCCAATCAATAATATCAAAATCCAAACCATTGATTCTACTTAGTATTAATAATCTAAGGAGCATCCCCAGCACGGTATTTCATTCTTCTTAATGTATTTTGACATATCAATACGCTGACCCTTATATTTCGCATATTGCTGATCATTGTCATCCGTAGTATCCATATCATCCGTACACGATGTGGCTTTCTCCATCAGCGAATTTTGATGCG